ATGGCGCGGCGCATCGAAATCTGGCCGACCGACCGGCTGGTGCCGTACGCCAGGAACGCGCGCACGCACTCTGCCGAACAGATAGCGCAGATTGCGGCGTCCATCTTGGAGTTCGGCTTCACCAATCCGATCCTGGTTGACTCGATGGATGGGATCATTGCCGGCCACGGTCGTCTTCTGGCTGCCCGCAAGTTGGGCCTCGCGGAGGTTCCCGTGGTCGTGCTGGACCACCTCAGCGAGACGCAGCGGCGGGCATACATCCTCGCGGACAACAAACTCGCGATGAATGCCGGGTGGGACGAGAAAATGCTCGCCAGCGAACTGCGCGAACTCGAAACAGACGGCACGGACCTCGCGCTCATTGGCTTCAGCGACGAGGAACTGGAGGCGCTGCTCGAAGACGGCGACGCGCCGCCGGAGGATGTGACCGACGAGGTCCCCGAACCGCCAGCCCAGCCGGTAACCCAGCCCGGCGACGTGTGGTTGATCGGAGCCCACCGCCTGATCTGCGGCGACTGCCGCGACGGGGGAACGATTCGTGTTCTGTTCGGCGATGCGCTGGCCAACGTGGTCGTGACCTCGCCGCCCTACGCGACGCAGCGCGAGTACGACGCATCGAGCGGCTTCAAGCCGGTTCGTCCCGATGAGTACGTCGCGTGGTTCGGCGCGGTCGCGGCTGGAGTCGAATCGATTCTGGCGCCCGATGGCTCCTACTTCCTCAACATCAAAGAGCACGCCGACGACGGGGAACGCGACCTGTACGTGATGGATCTCGTCATCGCGCACCGGCGGCAGTGGAGCTGGCGATTCGTAGACACGTTCTGCTGGCGCAAGACCGATAACGGCGTGCCGGGCGGCTGGGGAAACCGATTCAAGAACGCCTGGGAACCGGTATTTCACTTCTGCCGCCAGCCGCAGATTAAGTTTCGGCCGCAGGCCGTGAGCCACGAATCGGAGGACTGCTTCGACTACTCCCCGAACAATCCGAAATCAAACTCCGGGAGCGGGCTCCTGGGGACCGGCGCGCGGGGCGCGGCCGCGGACGGGGGGAAGAACCAGAGTGCGTGGCAGCGCAGCAGGAACAATCTGTCCGACGATTCGGATGGCCGGCACACCGGACTGGCGCGCCCGAGCAACGTGGTGGAAGTGAAATCGGAATCCTCGCAAGGATCGCACTCCGCTCCGTTCCCGCGCGCGCTGGTGGAGTTCTTCTTGCTGGCGTACTCCGACGCCGGCGACGTGGTCTTCGATCCGTTCATGGGCAGCGGAACGACGATGGCTGCGGCGGCATTGCTCGACAGGACCGGTTACGGCTGCGAGATCAGCCCGGCCTATTGCGATGTGATTGTGCGGCGGATCATGAACCTGACCGGCGAGACACCGATCCTCACAGCCACCGGCGAAAGGTTCGCCGCCGTCGCGAAGTCTCGCGGCGTCCCGGCAGACGAAGCACTGAATCCGAAGCAAAGCGATGCGCGGCGCATCCAGCACCACGGACCCAATCCGCACTACGGACCGAAGAGGAAAGCCCAGGCATGACGGCGAAATCGCGCACTACAAATCGGGAAGTCGCCGGCATCGGTGCAGCGTCTCCGCGCTTCCGTGACCTCGCCGTACAGATTTGGCCCATCGACAAATTGATCCCGTACGCCCGGAACGCCAGGACGCACACGGACGAACAGGTGGCGCAGGTTGCCGCCAGCATCATCGAATTCGGGTGGACGAACCCGATCCTTGTCGGTGCCGACTGCGTAGTGATCGCTGGGCACGCGCGCCTGGCGGCTGCTCGACGCCTGCGAATGGACGAGGTGCCCGTCATCGTGCTGGATCACCTCTCCGAAACGCAGAGGCGCGCGCTTATTCTCGCGGACAACCGCCTGGCCATGAGCGCGGGGTGGGACGAGGAAATGCTTCGCGTCGAACTCGAATCGCTGAAGGAGGACGCGTTCAATCTCGATCTGGTCGGCTTCACGGACGAGGAAGTAGAGGAGTTGCTCCGCGAGCCGGAGACCACGCAGGACGGACTGACCGATCCGGACGCGGTTCCGGCTGAGCAGGAGGCCGTCGTTACGGTGCGCGGCGACGTATGGGTTCTCGACCAGCACCGGTTGCTCTGTGGCGACGCCACGCAGATGGCCGACATCGAAAAAGTCCTGGCTGGCGGGCTGGCCGACATGACGTTCACCGATCCGCCGTACAACGTCGCGTATGAAGGCAAGACGGCGAAGAAGCTCACCATCGACAACGATGCTCTCGGCGGCAAGTTCTATGAGTTCCTGCGGGACGCCTCGGCCAACATGCTCGCGATGACGAAGGGCGCCATCTACATGTGCATGTCCTCGTCGGAACTGCACACGCTCTTCCGGGCGTTCACCGACGCCGGAGGCCACTGGTCCACCTTCGTGATTTGGGCCAAGCACCATTTCACTTTGGGCCGGTCGGACTACCAGCGGATGTACGAGCCGATCCTGTATGGCTGGCGCGACGGGACGCAGCACTTCTGGTGCGGTGACCGGAACCAGGGCGACGTGTGGTTCATCAAGCGGCCCATGGCGAATCTGGAGCATCCGACCATGAAGCCGGTGGAACTCGTCGAGCGTGCGCTCCGCAACAGCAGCAAGACCCGCGATACGATCCTCGATCCGTTCGGCGGGTCGGGGACGACGCTGATCGCGTGTGAGCGTGCCAACCGCCAGGCGCGCGTCGTCGAACTGGACCCGAAGTACTGCGACGTGATCGTGCGCCGCTGGCAGGATTACACGGGCGGCAAGGCGGTTCTCGATGGCGGCGGAACCTTCGATGACATCGCGCCGGAGCGATTAAGGAACGCGGTTTGAATCGAACGGTGCCACAAGGAGATTGCGGCAATCGAAGCGGAGATCCGCGCCGGGAATCCCGACCTTCAAGGGTTGTGCCTGGCTCTCTCGGACTGGTCGGCGGAGTTGCGGATCATCAAAGACGAGCAACGCCGCCTGCGGCGAGGCGGCGATTGGCAAGCTCTGCGGAAATGCGGGGACGTTGCTACTTCAGGAGGCGGCGCGCCGTAAAAAAAGCCGCCCGTTTCCAGGCGGCTGATTGGCAGGCAAGTGTGCCTACTTGGCAACGCGGTATGTGCGCTCGCCGGCTTCGTTCTTCGTGGACTCGACCGTGAGGCCCATTTTCTTGGTGAGGTTTCCGCTGATGAAGCCCCGGATGCTGTGGTTCTGCCAGTCGGTGGCCTTGGCGATCTCGGCCATCGTCGCGCCCTTGGGGCGGCGCAGCAGGTCCAGGATGATGTTCTTTTTCGAGAACTCGCGCGGCACTTTGGCCTCCTTAACTTTGGCGGCCTTCTTGCTGGCGACCTTCTCCTTGGCCTGCTTCTTCGGCGCGGCCTTGGCTTGCTTGGCGGCTTTCTTCGCGCCCTTGCTGGCCTTGGGTGCGCCCTTTTTCTGGCTGGCAGCCTTCTTCGAGGCGGCCTTCTCCGGCGCGACCTGCGCGCCCTGTTCCGCAACGGCGGCGGTTTCGGTGGTGTTGGTAGCTTCTGCGTTTTTCATGGTGGTGTTTATCCTTTTGGCGGTTGATCCGCGCATGACGATTCATCACTCCGGTCGCCCCGGAAGGCAAGGGCTTTTTTCGGGAATAAACACATGCCAGTAATGAGCCAGCGGGCGTACTCCCGACAGCGCGGAGTCTCGGCGAGCACCGTCCAGAAGGCAATCGCGTCTGGTCGCATCCACACCTTGCCCAACGGCCAGATCGATTCCGAGATTGCCGACGCCGAGTGGGCGCGCAACACCCAAAGCCAAGCGCCACCCGTGGACCGGCGCGGCCAGCCACCGGAAGACGACGCGGAGGTTTTTGGCGCGTCGCAGTATACGAAGGCGCGGGCGGTGCGCGAACACTACCAGGCGCGCCTCGCCAAGATCGATTACGAGGAACGGATCGCGAAGCTCGTCTCGGGCGAAGAGGTCCAGGTCGCCGCCTTCAATAAGTTCCGGCAGTTCCGCGACGCGATGATCAACCTCCCCGACCGCCTGGCGGCGATGCTTGCCGCCGAAACCGTAGAAGCCACGGTGCATGCGCTCCTCACTGCAGAGATCCGGAAGGCCTTGAATGATTTTGCCGACGAATCTAACGGCTGAAGAGATCTACGGTGCCGCCGCCGCGGCTGGCGCGCGGCCCGACCCGCTGCTCACCATTTCGCAGTGGGCCGACCGCTACCGCTGGCTCTCGCAACGCGCGTCCGCTGAGCACGGTCGCTGGCGCACGGAGCGGACGCCCTACTTGCGCGAGATCATGGACTGCCTTTCGCCCATGTCGGCCATCGAGCGCACGGTCTTCATGAAGGGCGCGCAGATTGGCGGCACGGAGTGCGGCAACAACTGGATGGGATACATCATCCACCAGGCCCCCGGCCCAATGATGTCGGTGCAACCGACTGTCGAGATGGCCAAGCGCAACTCGAAGCAGCGCATCGATCCGCTGATCGAAGAGTCGGAAGTCCTGCGGAAACTCGTCCGCGATCCGAGGTCGCGCGATTCCGGCAACACGGTTCTGTCGAAGGACTTTCCGGGGGGCGTGCTGGTGATGACCGGCGCGAACAGCGCGGTCGGCCTGCGGTCGATGGCGGCGCGATACCTGTTCCTCGACGAGGTGGACGCTTACCCAGGTGATGTGGAGGGCGAGGGCGACCCGATCACGCTGGCGATGGCGCGCACACGCACGTTCGCGCGCCGCAAAGTGTTTCTGGTATCGACACCGAAGATCACCGGCATGAGCCGAATCGAGTCGGCGTATGAGGAGAGCGACCAGCGGAAGTACTGGGTGCCGTGTCCGACGTGCCGCGAGTTCCAGATCCTGAAGTTCGCGCAACTGCGGTGGCCGAAGGGCGATCCGCAGAGTGCGGTTTACGTCTGCGAGCACTGCGGCCAGGAGATTCGCAACCACCAGAAGCACTCCATGCTGGCGCGCGGCGAGTGGCGCGCCGGCGCGAAAGGCGATGGTAGGACGGCGGGCTTCCATATTTCCAGCCTGTATAGTCCGGTCGGTTGGTTCTCGTGGGGCGACGCCGCCAAGCAGTTCGAGCAGGCGCAGAAAAACCCGGCGCTGCTTCAGGTCTTCGTCAACACCGTGCTGGGCGAGACTTGGACGCTCCTCGGCGAAGCCCCGGAGTGGCAGAAGCTCTACGACCGGCGTGAGGACTATAAGGTCGGACTGGTCCCACGCGGCGGTCTGTTCCTCACGGCGGGCGCGGATGTCCAGAAGGACCGCATCGAGGTTGAGATAACCGCGTGGGGCCGTGGAAAGGAATCGTGGTCCGTCGATTATCGGGTGTTCGAAGGCGACACCTCTCGCGCGGCAGTGTGGGAGAAACTAACCGGCTTGCTGAACGAATCCTTCACAACCGAATCTGGTCTGGAGTTGCCCATCATGCAGCTCGCAGTGGATTCCGGCTTCGCCACTATCGAGGTGTACCAATGGGCGCGGCGGCAGGGCGGGCGCGTGCTGGTGATCAAAGGCGATTCGCGGACTCCATCGCTCATTGGTTCGGCGTCTCCGGTAGAAGTCGGGCCGATGGGCGCGAAGCTGAAGCGCGGCGTCCGGGTGTGGCCGGTCAATTCCGGCATGGCCAAGGAAGAATTGTACCGGTGGCTGCGACAGGATCGGCCCACCGATGAGGATGTGGCGAAGGGGATTCCTTTCCCGTCGGGATATTGCCACTTCCCGCGCTACAGCGAAGAGTACTTCAAGCAGATCACCGCCGAACAGTTGGTGACGAAGATCGTCAAAGGCTATCGTCGGCACGAGTGGCAGAAGATGCGCGAGCGCAATGAGGCGCTCGACTGCCGCGTGTATGCGCGCGCGGCGGCTGGACGGGTCGGCATCGACCGTTTCCAGGAGAAGCACTGGACCGACCTCGAACGCCGGGTGGGCGCGCCTCCAGTGCAGGACGTGAAAGAACCGCCGCAACAGCAGCGCACGGATGGCAGACAGACCGCGCGCAACCGGGTGCGCTTCAGGATGGATCTCTAATGGCATTCACTCAGACCGACCTCGATTCTCTCGACGCCGCGCGGAAGCAAGGTGCGCGGCGAGTCCGGTTTCAAGACCGCGAGTTCGAATTCGATTCCGTGGATGACTACTTGAAACTCCGGAATCTGATCCTGAACGATATCGCCCAGCAGAGCGGGCCGCAGCAAGTGCGCCAGGTGCGCATCTACACGACCAACGGGTGGGGCCACTAAAGCACCGTGCCAATTGAAACGTTGATGACGCTCGCGCGCCAAGCCGGGCACGAGCCGATGCCGATCCCGCGCGTCCCACGTACCCGCGCCATGGGGACGTTCCCGTTCGATGCCGCCGGTCGCGGGCGTCGGGGAATGGGATGGAACCCGCCGTCCCTCGGCCTCAACACACTCCTGTTTTCGCATGGCCTGGAGTTGCAGGCGCGCAACCGGGACGCGGTCCGAAACAGCGCGTGGGCGGCGGCGGCCGTCGATTCCTACGTCGCCAACGCCATTGGGCGCGGCATTCGCCTGGTGCCGCACCATCCGGACGATAAGATCCGCGACCTGATCACCAGGAAGTGGAATCGATGGATACGCGAGTGCGACGTCGAGTACGACCCGCGGAATCCTGCATCTGGCCAGACGGATTTCTACGGCCAGCAGATGGTGATTGCTCGCGAGGTTATGGAGGCCGGCGAGTGCTTCGTGCGGTTCCGGCCGCGCTCGCCGAAGGAAGGGCTCACGGTTCCGCTGCAACTCCAGTTGATCGAGGCAGAGCAGTTACCGTTGTGGCGGACGGCTGTCGAGCGGATGCCGCCGAACAACTCAGTCCGGTGCGGCATCGAGTTTCAGAACGATGGGCGGCGCGCGGCGTACCACTTCTGGAAGGCGCATCCGGGCGAGACGATGTTTTTCCCGATGGACGCTCTCTCGGTCGAGCGCGTGCCCGCCACGGAGGTGCTGCACGTTTACAAGCCGATCCGCGCGGGCCAGTTCCGGGGACAGCCGTGGCTGACATCGGTGATTGCGAAGCTCTACGAACTGGAGCAGTACACGGACGCCGAGATAGTCCGCAAGAAACTTGCGGCGATGATCACCGGGTTCATCACGCAGGCCAGCCCGGACAATCCGATCATCCCTCCGGATCAATACCAGAACGGGCCGACCCAGACAGATCCGGGGACGCAGATCAGCAAGCTCGAACCCGGCACGTTCCAGGTTCTGAACTTCGGCGAAGAGGTGTCGTTCGCCGAGGCCAAGGACAGCGGTGATTTCAAATCGTTCATCCGGACTTGCCTGCAAGCTTTTTCGAGTGGCGCCGGGCTTGCCGAGTATCAGATCAGCGGCGACCTGTCGGGGATCAACTATTCTTCGATCCGCGCCGGTCTGCTGGAGTTCCGCCGCAAGTGCGAGCAGTATCAGCATTCGGTTTTCATCTTCCAGGTCTGCCACCCGGTTTATAAGCGCTGGCTGCGCGAAGCAATGCTGGCGCTGGTGTTCGGCATTGACCTGCTGAACGCCTACAACAAAGATCCCGAGCCATTCGAGGAAGTGCAGTGGGTCACGCCCGGCTGGCCGTGGGTTGATCCCGAGAAGGACATCAAGGCTTCCAACGACGCCATCCGCAGCGGCCTATCCACGCGTTCCACCGAGGTGGCGGCACAAGGGCGCGATGCCGGAGCCGTGGATGCGGAGCAGGCAGCCGACAACAAGCGCGCCGACAAGCTTGGGCTGTCCTACGACAGCGATGGCCGGAAGGTCCTGACCGGGCGCAACGCCGGATTGACGGAAGCCGAGATCCAGCAGGACGCGAGCAAGGGAGAGGTGGACGTGAAGCCATGAGGGATCTGACTCGTGTTGCATCGCGGTTTGTGAACACGCCGCTCATGATTCACCCGCCCAAGCTGGACGTGATCGTCCAGGCGCTGGGGCCACGGCTGGGGATAATGCCGGTGGCCGGCGTGAAGCCCGCGGAACCGTTCGCCGCGGCGTACATGGAGCAGGCCGACGACAGCGGCTACCAGGTGATCGACGGCGTGGCGATCATTCCGATCCAGGGCGTGCTGACGAAAGCGGAATCCTGGGTTTCGGCGCTGAGTGGGTGCAGTTCCTATGCGCAGATCGGAGGCTACCTTCAGGACGCGGTCAACGATGCCGGAGTGCGGGCGATCCTCCTGCAGGTGGATTCGCCGGGCGGCGAGACCACCGGATGCCTGGAACTGTCCGATTACATCTACTCGCTTCGCGGCCTGAAGCCCATCTTTGCGGTAGCCGACGATTTCGCATTCTCGGCGGCATACGCCCTGACTTGCGCCGCCGACAAGGTCTTCGTCACGCGCATGGGAGCGGTCGGGTCCGTTGGTGTCGTCGTGCTCCACACGGAGGATTCCAAGTTCAACGACGAGCAGGGGTTCAAGTACACCTACGTCTTCAAAGGCGACAAGAAGGTCGATGGGAACCCGCATGAACCGCTGTCGGAGCGGGCCGAGAAAGACATCCAGTCCGAGATTGACCGGCAGTACGAGCAGTTCGTAGCAACGGTCGCGCGGAACCGGAAGGCCAGCGCAGAAAAGATCATCGCGACACAGGCTGGCGTGTACTGGTCGGAGAATGCCGTTCCGCTTCTCGCCGATGCAGTCGGAACGCTTGGCGATGCCATGAACGCGCTTCGTCAACTGCTGGGTGAGCCGGTCCAGAGTTCAACGGCGGCGATTGCCGCAATGTCCACAACCAAGGAGGTAACAGCAAGTATGCCCGATGAAACGACAATCGCCGCCGAGGGTAAAAAGCCGAGTGACGGCGACGAGAAAACCAACAACGAGCCGAAGTACTGCCATGCGTGTGGCACCAAGCTTCACGCGGATGCGACGTTCTGCCACGCCTGCGGCGAGAACGTAAAGGGCGACGCCAAGAAACCGGAAGGCATGGCCCCGCTCACCGGCCTGGCTGCAATGGCTGGCGAAGCGTTGAAGATGCGCCCCGAGGGTGACATCGAAGCCATCGGCGCACTGTGCAAGATGGCCGGATGTCCCGACAAGGCCGCGGAACTCCTCACCAAGAAGAAGTCCACCGGCCAGTACTTCAGCGTGGCGGAAATCAGCGAAGAACTGACAGCCGCCCGCGTGATCGAAAGCGAGAGGAGCATGATTACTTCGCACGTCAACCCGAACCAGGGCGCGGTTGGTTCGCTTCAGGAAATCGAAGCCCAAGCCACCAGCTACGCCCGCCAGCATCGCGGCAAAGAGACTCCGAATCTTTACGCCGAAAGCGGTACCACCAAGCTGACCAAGGAGCGCGCCTACGCCCTAATGCTCGAAGAGCATCCCGAGGTTTATAGCGCGTTCGTGGCGCAGCACAACGCGAAGGGCTTGATCGCCACGCTCGAGCGGGCTGGCGTTCGCCTTGCCCGGTAGGGCGAAAGGAGACCAACAGACATGGCATTCGAACAGACATTACGCACAGTAGGGCTTCCGGCGGCGGCAGACCTCACCAGCGGTGGAACTGTGAATCCGCAGTTCTACCTCGTGACCGTCAACGCGTCCGGGCAGATCAACTTCACGGGCGCTGGAGCCGTCGCCGATGGCGTTGTCCAGGACAAGCCCAACGCACAGGGCGTGGAGGGCGAGGTCGCCATCCTCGGCATCACCAAGCTGGTGACCGGCGCTGCCGTCAACAACGGCGACCCGCTCATGGCCAACGCCAGCGGTCAGGCCATCACGGCGACCAGTGGCAATTTCGTGCGGGCGCGCGCACTGGCGGCATCGGGCGGCGCTGGCGTAATTATCCCCGCGCTGCTTCTGGGCCCGTACAAGATGTAGCCGTTCACAAACAAGGAGAAATCACAAATGCCTCAGCCAACACTACAAGACGTTCACGTCAACCGACCGCTGACGAACATCTCCGTGGCCTACCTTCAGGAGGCCGCCGGAGTTGAATTCGTCGCGGACAAGGCCTTTCCGGCGGTACCGGTCGAAAACAAGAGCGACCTGTACTACACCTACGCGCGGGCGGATTTCAACCGCGACGAGATGCAGAAGCGCGCGCTTTCCGCTGAATCCGCCGGGACGGGTTACAACCTGAACTCCACCGGCACGTACAACTGCGACGTCTGGTCGCTGCACAAGGACGTGGATGACCAGATCCGCTCCAACAGCGACTCGCCGCTCGCCCCAGACCGCGACGCCACCATCTTCCTCACCCAGAAGGCGCTGATCCGGCGCGAGAACCAGTGGGTCTCGAAGTTCTTCGGCACCGGGATCTGGACCAATCAGGCCAGTGGCCAGGCGACGGCGGATTCCACGCACGTCGTCTATTGGGACTCCGGGAACTATCCGAACGGCAACCCGATCACGGATATTCGCCACGCGAAGACCCAGATGCGGCTGTCGAGTGGCGGCTTCGCGCCCAACATCTTCGTGGTGAGCCGCCCGGTGTTCGACAAACTGGTCGATCACCCCGACTTCATCGACCGCACCAAGTACGGCCAGACCGCGCCGAACCCGGCAGTGGCCACCCGTCAGATCATGGCCGAGATTCTCGAACTCGAAGAGGTCCTGGTCATCGACGCCGTCTACAACACGGCGGCGGAAGGCGCGGCCGAATCCAACTCGTTCATCGGCGGCCTGAGCGCGGCGCTGTTCTACCGTCCGAAGAACGCGGGCTTGATGACTCCCAGCGCGGGGTACGTGTTCAACTGGACGGGCCTGATTGGAACCACCGGCGGCGCCGGCGTCCGCATCAAGACGTTCCGTATGGAGCACCTCGCTTCGGATCGAGTGGAGATCGACTCGGCGTTCGATATGCGCCTGGTTTCTGCGGATCTCGGGTTCTACTTCAACAACGTAATCTCGGCGGTGTAGTCATGATGCTTCGTCGTGAATCGTGGGCGCGGCTGACCAGAAGTCTGGTTCCGCCGCTGTACGTCCTGCGCCCGTTGCAGGGCTTTACGCCGTCAGACATCGGCGATGAGTATCCCGCTCCCGATGCCACAAACAAGGTCCAGTTGACGCGCGCGCGGCAGCTTTACGAGCAACGCCGGATCGGGACGCAGGCAGAAGCGGAGCGGGCGTTCTCCAAGCTTCCCAAACAAGAACCGGCTAAACCCGGAAAGGAGAAGAGGCATGGCAATCAAAGTGGAAAAAACGCCCATTAACGCTCCGGAGTTTCAGAGCGCGGGCCCGCAGCCCAACTTCAAGGGCAGCTACCCATCGAAGCAGAAGCAGTTCCTGTCGGCGGTGCAGACGGGCAACGGTGCGCAGCAGAGCATCGCGCACGGCCTGGGGTCGGTGCCTGCGGGCGTGTTAGTCTCCTGCGCCGACAACAGCGGGAGTGCCAACGTCTTCACGGTGACCGAGGGAACGCACGACTCGACCAACGTGAAGGTGACGGTGACCACCAGCGCGAAGTACAAGATCCTGGCCTGGCTCTAATTCCGATGAAAGCAAAATCGTTCGGCAAAATCCCCGTCCCGACGCCGGGTACTCCCGTGCCCGTCACCAGTGACTTGAATCTGCGGGTGGAGCGGATGCGCTTCGCGGCGGCCATCGGCGATACGGGGCGTGTGTTCCTCGGCGTCTCCGGCATGAACAAGGCGAGCGCTACGGGCGTGGTCAAGGAGTTCTGGCCCACAGGCTCGGGTGGCGGCGTCGCGGATTCATTCGACATCTGGGCGGAAGACTCCAGGCATTTGCTGGTGCCATCGGATTACTACGTCGATGCCAACAACGCGGGCGAAGGACTGATCGTCGCCTACTGGACGTGAGATGCCGAACTGGCCCAGCATTGAAGCGTTCGTGGACGGCGTCATTTCGCAGACGTTCGGCGAGCCGGTGGTGTACCAACCGGTGCAAGCAGGCGCGACGCAGGGAAGCGCGTTCACGGTGACAGCGGTGCGCCATCTGCGTGTGCGCGAGGAGTCCGGCGCGATGGCCAACTTCGAAGAGATCTCTGTGAATCCTTCCGCCTTCTCGAATCCGCCGGCAAAGGGCGATTGGGTGACCGCGTGGGGTGCGCAGTACGTGGTGACGACGGTTCGGCAGCCGGATGCTTACGGAATGCTCAACCTGGCACTGCTGCAGCGCGCGAGTTGACGGTTCCGTGATCAATCCGAAAACAATACTTGGCGAGTGGGTGACTGCGCTCCAGTCCTGCCCGGATTTGGTCGATGCGCTGGGCGGCGACGGCGACAACATCCGCGCATTCATGGAAGGGCTGGCTACCGACAACAATCTTCGGCTGGCCATCCTACAGATGCCGCCCGGCTCGATTCTGGTTGCCTGGAACGGCACCACGCCGCGGCGTCTCACTGGCGGATCACTGCACTTCGCGCATCGCTTCTCGATCTACTTGCGGGCGCCGGAACAGAATTCCACCGCGACGTATGCCGATCTGTTCTGGCTGCTGGTGAGCGCAATACCAACGGGTGCTCCATCGTGGGCGTCGCTTCTGCATTTCCAGATCGATCCCGATTGCTACCCGATGGACATGGATCTGCCCACCGCGCAGAGAAACACGGTTGTGGTGAGCGCGGACGGGGCGACCCTCGATTACTTCGAGGTGCAAGCAACGCTCGTGGAGCAAGGCAATCCCGGCGGGGAATGAGGACAACATGGAGACCATTTTTATGAGATCGCCAGATGGCGAAGTCAAGGAAGTCGAGGCGACCACCGAAGCGCTGACGCCCCGCATGGCGTCCGGGTGGCATCAGGTTCCCGCGCCGGCGGCGGCGCAGAAGCCGGTAGTTGTGGCTGAGGAGGAAAAGTAGCATGGCGAACATCAGTGAATTGCTGAACGGTTGGGGATTCGGCAAACAGACCGCCATCGGAACGGCGAATCTGGTCGCCACCATCTGGCGTCACACGAATCTCAATACCAAACCGTGGGCGAAGGTCCCGGTGAACGAGGATGACCGGGCGGAAATCGGGAAGGGCCACGAGTTCCCGACGCAGCTCTTCAAGTCGCATTACAACATGCCGGCCTACGAGCTCTCGAAGTACGCCTCGTCGGAGTTCCTCGCGTGGGCGATGTCCTTCTCCATGGGCAACGTCGTCATGAGCGGCAGTGGTCCGTACACGTACATCATCGTTCCGGCCCTGGGAGCCACGAACCCGACCGGCCTGGAGTTGCCTTACTTCTCGTTCGTGCAGCAGATCCGGCCCGGCGGTTCCGCGGTGTTGGACGAAATGCTGGTGGGCTGCGCGGTCAAGGGCTGGAAGCTCTCCATCAAGAACTCGCCTGGCCGCGCCAGTGCGATGTGCTCGGCGGAATGCGTGACCACCGGCCAGTACACTTCGCCCAGCGGCATCACACTGCCAGCCATCTCCACGCCGCATGAATTCAATGCCGGCATGATCAGCGCTCTGACCTTCAACGGCATCAACTACCTTTCCGGCGGCAGCGCCAAGCAGTTCGTGTCGATGGAGGCCTCCTGGGAAAACAACTTCCGGCCCGGCTTCTTCCCTGGCTCGGGAGCTCAGGATGGCTACCAAATCCAGGGGCGTTTCGAGTGGGGTGATCGCGCGTTCGCGGTGCAGTTTGTGGTTCGCGTGCAGGCGGGGTCGACCGAGTACGCGAACCTGATTAACCTGACCACCGGTACGGCCACGTTCACCATGACCCGCGACGCCAACAACTCGTTCACAATGCTTATCCAGAAAATGGGCTTCAACGTCGCGGAACTCGGAAACACGGATGGCATCGTGACGCTCCAGATCACCGGCGTGCAACTCTACGACCCCACCAACGGCATGGTGACGATGACGGTCACCACGCCACTGCAGGGCATCTGCCAGTAGGAGACTCACATGGAAATCGAAAAGAAAGCGGGCTTCGATGCGTCGAAGCCGTTCGTGGTGCCGATCCTGTCGGGCGGCGAGAAGAGTTGCGAGGTTAGGTTCCCTAGTGACGACGAGTGGTGCGCCTGGGCGCGCGCGCAACGCACTGTGCGGCATTTCCTCGGGCGCGGGAAGTCGCAGAGCGAGGATGTGGACCTGCCCAAGATCAACGCGGAGTTGTTCTCCAAAATCCGCACGGACAAAGATGGGCCAGAGTTCGATGATGCTGAAGCCGGCATGGTGATCGGCCGCATTGAGCGGTGCGCCGTGGCCAATGTTGAGCGCGAAGGCATCAACTACCGGATCGAGATGAAGGTCCCCGGCGCGCGCGTCGTGCATGTGCTGCGGATGCCCACCGCCAAGGAGATGCAGGATCACGAGCGGGCCTCGACCAGCGTCGTGGCAGCGCGGAGGTCGGTCGAGACGCGCGCGTTCCTGGAGCCGAGCGGCGCGCTCTACGACAAGCTGCACATCTCGCACGACGGCTATGCCGGCACCGTGCCCATCGTTCACAAGTCGGCAGCGGTGTCCGAGGTCATCGCGCAACTGGCCATCGAGGCTGACGAAGACCCGGAATAGCCGCGCCCGGCGATTGGCCGGAGGAGCCGGGCGTTCGCTTCCTAATCCGGTCGGTGCTGCACCAGGGCGGGCTGTGTGGGTCTGACGAAGAATGCCCCGACCGCGTCTTCCGCTGCCGGAAGTGCGGCTACTCGGCCCAGACGGAGTTGGATGGCTGCCCCGCGTGCAGAGCGGATTGGAAGGCCATCGACGTCAGCCATGGCCCCGGCTGTCCCAAGAACCTGCTCGAAGAGGCGATGGATACGCCGAACGGGGCTCTGGTACGGCGCTGTTTCCGCCTTCTGAATGCGAAGAGTATCGGGCTGACTATTACGCTCGGGGACGTCACGGAGGAGGAGTTCCGGGTGCTGGAGTTGATCGAGGCCGAGCGCCAGGAGCAAATCAAGGCCGGGGAAGGCGGCAACAGCAGTCCGCGGCCGCGCGTCTAGCCCCGGCTTATGTCGCTTATCCCGACCAATTTGCGCACGTGCTAATTCACAGATTCGGTTGCAGTTAGGTGTGCGCGGGTATCTCGATTGGCCAAAGCTGCGATGCTCCCTGGGGTGTGCGTCTCGTACCGGCCTTACTTGTTGACGCCGCCCCAAAGAGCACGCTGTGATGCCAAAGTTGGTATTCTAAGCATTTCCGAGGTGATGTTCACAGATCTGGCACCGACATGCTGATTAAGATTAGCAAGGGCTTCAACGATGGACCGCCGACTGCTGATCAGCAGGCTGACCTGTTGTGGACAGCGGAGCAGGGTAGCGCAGGGGAGGCCGACATCAACCAGATACCGGCGTCGGTGCTTCCGGAACTGGCACCCACATTCGTCGTCGGACAATGGTATTCGCTGGCGAATGCGAAACAGCTATTTTCTGGCGCGGTCGGTGATCCGCAGAACGACGTTTGGACGGAGATACCAGTCGTGGCCTCATCTGTGTCACCGAACGGGCACGACTGCGTCCCGATGCAGATTCGCAAGTATCGTGCGGCACGGATCATGTTCGACAGTGCAGTCCAACTCGGGGAGAACCTAGAGGGGGAAGGACCGGTCTGGATTCGTGTCGAATGAACGCCGATTGACGGTTTCTGAGGCCATGGCTGCGGGCCTGCTGAGAATGCCCGTGCCAGGAGAGTATCGAATCGAGTATTCGGACAATACTCATTCCAAGAAGGATGAGTGGACACCTCTGCTCACTGTCGTCCCAGAACTTGCTCCAAACCCCATGGTGGGCAGTGAGGAGGCCCAAGCCTTCTATTCTCTTCGGGTAATCCAATCACAGATCCCCATCGACGAAAAGAAGGCTGCAGACGAACATGGCCGTTCGCGTACGATTCTTGATGCTGTGACTCAGTGTCTGGTGCGGACCAATATTCTGCGCCCTGAGATGACGAGTGACACTCTCGTTGACGTCTATCATCTCTCTCGTTCGCGCGCCGTAGTGCTCATCCCTGATACTAATGCTCTGTCTACCGGAACCTTGCATTGGCTATTAGAGGCGTTGAACGAAACTCAGGTCTGGTTGCTCCCGGTCGTCGTCTCGCTGGTTCAGATACAACAAAGAGATGCCCTTCTTAAGGCCTGCGTCAACAAGCGCGAATCCAAGAATCTATCGAAGGCTCTGCGAAGCCGACAGCTCATCAATGCCTCGCTTAGCCTGCTCGAAAGGCACAGAGAAAGATATCAGGTGTTGGAGGTCGACCCACAATTGCTCCGATATGTGCGCCCTGCCGGCGCGGGGTCGTCCGATCCTGACGAGGGTGATGTTCTTGAAGATCGACTTCTCATGGAAGCGATTCACAGCGCTTTGCGCGCCACCAGGAGCCGCGCAGAGAAGCGAGTCGTCACTTCAGACCTACTTATGGCTCGAATGCTCCGCGCCGAAGGGTTGCGGACGCTTTTCCTCCAGACGCCGAGCCTACCAAAAGGCGATATTTCATGCCTCCGGTATGAACCGCTTGCGAAAACTTTTGTTGGCGCGTCCTTGCTCCATCTCCTTTGGGAATTGGCACATACCTTTTCTAGTATCCGCCTTGTTTTGAATGGCGAATCAGTGATTTCGCTGGATGCCTATTGGGCAGCCAAGACCGCATCAGACTGGGCCGAGGAACGCATGCTCATCTCGTATAGGGACGAAGCGGTAAGCGCTGCGGCAGCACCTCCCTCCCAAGAGATGTTAGACGATGCGGCAGATCTCGACCTCGCCGCAGACACGGAAGTTCAAGGGGGATCTGTTGCAAGGCGGAAAAAAACCGACATCCCCATACGAGGAGGCGAGGAGGAGGCGTCAACTGGTTCATTCTCCCGCGCCCTGCTGCCAGAGGTTGCATTTCCGCAAGTCGTTCGTCTTGCTGCCGCCGTCGGAGGAGAGGGAGGTACGATAGACGACATCCGAGCCCGAATCGCAAAGGAAAACCGTCCTTCTGTCGACATTGCTCGTTCCGCCGCCGAGGTGCTCCTCCGGTGCTCTCTCGTTGTACTCAGCGACATGATTTTGCGCCCAACTGATAAGCTCGGACAGTTCCTCGATGCTCTTTCCAAGACAGATCTTGACTTAGCTAGCCGGATTTTCTCAGAATACCCAGCGTACCGATCCGTCATCGAGATCCTACGTGAAGCTGAGGCTATTGCCGTGTCTGGTGCTGACGGACTCCTGTCCAGCCGTCTTGGGGCGAAGCCATCGCGAGAAGGGAATGAACGTCTGTGGCGAACTGCTGTCTATCTTGGCCAAGCGTGGAGTGACGGGCCAGATCTACGGGACGGTACAGCGAGGCCGGATCAAGAAGTCATCCGAAGTGTGTTTCTTGAGATCTTTGAGAAACTTGCGCAGGATGGCCTATGCGCGTTGAGCGAGCTTCTGCCGGCATTTTGCCGACGACTACGTGTCAGTCCTTGGTACGCTCAGCAGGTCATCCAAACTCTTGTGATCGAGGACCGGCTATCGGAATTGTCTTTTCAGCCGTCGGCTGGAAAGCGACTAAATGCACGAGATCAGGTGATTACTCTTCACCACGGCGAAGTCCGTATGGTTTCGAGTCCGATTGACCGCCTTGATATCGGCGGACGGCCCGTTTTCACTGTTTTACGAGGTGCCGCATCATGACCCTCAAGGAGCTTGTGCTCGGCACGACCGAGGTTCAGCAGACCCGTGACCCCTTCTACCAACGCTTCGGGCTTCGTGCCAATCCCTTTCCGGCCAATCGAACGATAATTGCAGAAGTCTTGTATGACCAACAGCACGCGATAGAGCGCGTCGCGCAGCTTTTCAGGGAGGTTATTGGTAATAATCCCCAAAGACGTGCTATGGCAATCTTGGCCGGAACTGGCGGTGGAAAAACTCACTTCTTGCGCTACTGCCGACGAACCCTTGAGCACGCGATCAGAGAAACTCCGCAGCGCTTCTTGTTCGTAGAGTTCCAGGCGGGCTCCGGGAAGCTGCAGGACTTGGCCAAGGAAATCGTGTCCGCTGCTGATGCATTTTGCCGAGATAAAGGAGAGGAGGATTTCATCAGCTCGCTTGTTCATCGGCTAAAGGCATCAGATGACAAGGGACTACTGGGGCAGATTCACCAGGATGACCTCCGCTCCGCTCTATCTCGAGTATTGGAGTCGACCGCATTGGGCTTCCAACCGAAGGACCGGGCGGGTCAGTATGGCTTCGACCTTTTGAGAGAGGTATGTCGAAGATGGATGGCGGGAGCCACTCTTACTCAAACCGAGCGCAAATACCTTGGTGTGATCACGAGGATCAACACAGCATCAATGGCGGTTCGTGTTTTGACCGAGGCATTCCAGCTTGCACGTTCTCTGGGGCTCTTTACGGGCGTCATGCTCTGCCTTGATGAAATAGAGACGATATTCACTCGAGGGCAGCGTCCCGCCCAGTATCAGGCGTTCCTGCAGGATCTCCGTTTTCTCTATGATGAGGCAGAAAAGTTCGGAAACGGCTATTCTCTGTTTCTTCTCTCGGCATCAACGTCTTACGGGGCTAGTTCACTCAGAAACGTCAACTATCCTATCTTCCAGCGGCTCGGCTTTGATGAGAACCAGCGAATAGCCTTGCGCCCAATCGCAGGGAGTGAAGAAGCGAAGAAGTTCGCAGACACGTATGTTGAGTTTGAACGTGACCAGTTTCAATCGGAGACGGGAGAAGCCAAGAAGCGATACCCTCCGCTGCTAACCGACCTTGAGATTGAAGATGCTCTGCAAATAGCCGCAGGCACTGATGACGCCAAGAAGGCTGGTCGAGCAAACCAAGCCCCCCTCCTTGAGGCATTGCACGCGAAGGTTGCGGAAAAACATGCGGCTTCACGTCCTTAGATTTCCATTCGGCCTTGGATGACGGCGCATTCGACGTAATACTGCCCACCTCCCACGCGCCGTCATTTTTGAATGCAAGGCGTCAACTCCGGAAACTGACTGTCTGCTAAGAGTCTCTAGAGACGCTGCTCGCAGGGGTATCCCATGGGGAGATTTCAAACTGTCATAAAGAGGGCCCGCTTCGTTTACTCCCCCTACACCGCGACCGAGATGCAAGGCTTCGCGCAGGTGCTGGCGGAGTCGATCCGCGCACGCATTCAGAGCGGGCAGAATATCTACGACCAGGCGGCGGCACCGCTCAAGCCCGGCCAGTCGGGGCGGCGCGGTTACCCCGACTACAAGGCGGCGCGGGGCCTGAAGCCTATCCGTGACTGGACGTGGAGCGGGCACACTCTGCGGTGCCTTAAGGTCCTGACCGCGAACGAGAATCGCGCGGCGATTGGGTTTCTCGACGAAGCTCTTCCTGGCCGGCGAATGACGGCGTCGCAGATTGCCGCCTTCAACAATCGGCGCGAGGCGCAGTGGGGTGTATCGCCGCGCGACCGCCAGGCCGTGCTCGCCGCATTTCAGGCTCGCCCCTTCGTGATGCTCAAGGCAGCGTAAATGGCAGACCAAGCTGAACGCGTAATCCTCGAAGCCGAGGACCAGGTCACCCCGATAACGGACAAGGCCAACGCCGCCCTCGACGGCTTCGAGAAGAAAGCGGAATCGTCGCACGGCAAGGTCATCCGGATTTCGGATCAGACGCGGTCCTCGGTCCAGCGGCTCATTGCCTCCCTCGAAAAGCAGGCCGAGACCTATGGCAAGTCCGGCGTGGACCGGCTGATCACCCAGCGGGACCAGCTTCTCCAGCGATATAACCGCGAGCCGCAGGCCATCGACGCGATCACCAGATCCTACGAAAAGATGATCGCCATGGAGGAGAAAGCCGCGCGCGAAGCTCTCGCGGTCAAGGCGGCCAAGGAAGCCGAGGAAGCATTACGGAAGCAGTCCGAAGCCATCACCTCGTTCGGCGAGCGTGTCAGCCAATTCATGGAGAATCCACTCCAGGGAGCGAAGGGCGCAGTCTCGTCCGTGCTTTCCGCTCTTGGTCCCTTTGGTATTGCCGTCACGGCTGGTGCTGCCGTATTGGGCACTATTGCGGCGTCCGCATTCGAAGCTGCGAAAAGTCTCGGCGAATACGGCACCCGCGTGAAGGACGCGGAACTCCGCACCGGCTTGACCGCGAAGGAAGTCGGGCAGTTCGGCTTCGCGGCACGCGCGGTCGGGCAGGACATCTCGATTGTCGAGCGCCTCATGCGCGGTCTGTCCCAGGCTGCCGACGACAATTCCAGGGAAGGCGAAAAGGCGCGGGCCACCTTGCGCGGGATGGGCATCGATTTCCACACCGCGACCGGAGAGATGAAACCCACCTCCGAGATTCTGACGGAAATCTCCGAGGGCCTGAACAAGCTTCCGGAAGGGCTTCAGCGGGACGCCGCCGCCATGGACCTGTTCAAGAAGGTGGGCGTCGAGGCGATTCCGTTCATGACGGAACTCAACGAGAACCTGCGCGTCGCTCACGAGCAGGGCTTCGGGCCGACCGAGGAAGACATTCGCCGCTTTGCCGAGTACCAACGTGAAGTGACGGTGCTCGAAACCAAGTGGGACGCGCTGGTCCGCAAGTTCAAAGAGGGGCTGGTCGTCACCGTGACGTGGGTCGGTAAAGGCGTCGACTGGTTCCTTAATAACGTCAGCACCGCCGGAGACGATGAACGGCAGCGCCGCGAAGAGGAACAGGCGATGCAGGACGCCGCCGACATTCGGGCGGCGGGCGGCATTGGGGCGAAGATGTCGATCTCCGGTCATCGTCAACAAGTGGCTGACATGGAGCGACAGGCGCCCGAGATCATGAAGAACCGCGATGCCACTTTGAAGCGCATCGAGGATTTGCGGGCCCAACAGCAAGGGCTGGTCGGCGATTTCGGCATCCTGCAAGCGATTGCGCCCACCCGCGACGAGGAGGCCCGCGCGAAGCGCGCGAGCGAAATCCAAGACCAGATCCAACAGTTGCAGAAGATGCTGCAGGATGCCGAGGCAGCCACCAAGCGGACAGACCTCCGTGCTGGCAAGGAAGAAACGGATCGCATTCGCGCCCGGTTTTTTGGCACGCACGACGGCATGGAGAAGGCTTACGCCGATGCCAAGAAGGATGTCGAGCGGCTCCAGAAGCAACTGCTCGAACCGGACAAGCCGTTGACGAAGGCTCAGGCACAGGATCTGGGCCAACAACTCCACACCGCGGAAGCTACCGAGGCACGCCGCAAGGCGGCATTGGACGCGGTGGCAAAGGGCGCGGAGCAGCTCAAGGATTTCCGCCGCCAGGCGGCCGAGTTCGAGAAGAAGGGCGATGAAGCCGAGCTCAATGCCATCGGCAAAATCTACTATCAGCGCGACCAGCTTCTGCAGCAGGCCGCGAAGGTGAAGGCGTCGGAATCGGAGATTGCGGCGATCCGCAAGGCGGCGGACGAGCAGGCGGCCGTGCTCTCGAAAAAGGCATGGGAGGAGTTCGAAAAGTACGCCGACAAGCAAGCGGCCGAGCAGCAGAAGAAAATGCTCGCTCTCATGATGCCGAGCAAAGAGCAGATGAAGGAATGGGAGGAAGGCTTCGCCGCGCAGGAGCGGATTGAGGATATCGGGGTCCAGGCGCAGCGCGATGAATTGCGGCGGCGCGCCGCGCGGTCCGCGCGTATGGCGGAACTGAGTGCCGGTCAGGAAACGCCGATGGCCATGTCTGAGGCCGAAAAGCGGGAGCAGGCGACGCGAAAGGAAGAGGCAGCGGCGCGACAGGCCTACCAGATCCGGCTCGATCTGGCTGTCGAGTTGGCTGGCATCGAAGCGGAGCGGATATCGAAAGAAGAGAATGCGGCGAAGCGCTCCGTCCTGGCGGCCCAGGCGCAGAAGGATCTGTTTACGGAAATCGCCCAGGCGCAGGACCAACTCGAGGAAAAGCAGGCGCAGCTCCAGCAGAAACGCCAGCAGGAGATCCAGTCGCAGTTCGACAGCCTCCAGAAGCAGGCAGAAAAGCTGATCGACGTTCTGTTCACCAAGCCCAAGAACTTCGGCAAGGATCTGGTGAGTACGGTCCACGCCGCGGTGCTCAAACCGGTGACCGAAACGCTGGGCGGCATGGCGGCGAACGTCCTCCATCCGATCATCTACGGTGCGGACGGTCGGGGCGGGCTCGCTGGTGTGTTCAAGGGCGGCAAGCAGGACCCGGTGCGCGTGTCCACCGACCAGAACACCGCCGCGACCATGCAAAACAGCGCGGTGATGGCGGCACTGACGGCCATCCTGGCCGCAGGCATGGGAGTGGCTGCTCCATCCTTGCAGAGTGGTGCCGCCGGTGCTGCGGGCGTTTTGGGCATCTCGATTCCATCCATTTCGGCACCGGCCAAGATGAGCGTGCCCATGGGGGCGGGCGGCTATTCCCCCGCTCCTTGGAGTTCCGGTGGTATCGGATTCAACCCGATGGCAATGCTGTTCGGCGGGAGCACGCGTAGCGGCTCCGGCGCGGCTGGCGGTGGAGCGGGGGTCGGGGGGACGGATCACGCTTCGTCTGGCGCGGCCACCGGCGGTTATACTCCCGCTCCTTGGGCTGCTGGCGGCGGAGATTGGTCCGGTGGATCGGCGGGGACGCCGACGTTGAATCGGGTGCCGGGCGGGACGGGCGGATTCAATCCGCTGGCGATGCTGTTCGGTGGCGGGGCGCGCGGCGGCTCGGCTGGTGGGAGCGGGCCGAGCGGTCTGGCGGGAATCGTCAGTAACCTCAAGCGCACGAACTGGGGCAGCTTCAACCGGAGCCCTTCTAATCCGACCTACGGCACGGATGAAAACGGCAACGACGTCCAGACCGGAGACTCCGGCGGCAAGATCACGGGTGTAGGTGGCGTGGCCGGTGCTGCGCTGCTGGCGGGCGGCACGATGCTTGCGCAACAAGGGCTGCTCGGGAACAGCCGCGGCACATGGACGGGCACAGCGGAAGGGACGGCTGGCGGCGCGGTGATCGGGTTCCAGATGGGAGGCCCGTTGGGCGCGCTGATAGGCGGCGCTGCCGGTTTCGGCATTGGTATCGGAGAGATGATAGCCGGTGTCAAGTCTCCGCAGAGGGAGGCGCACGACGACATCAAGAGCATCTACGGTGTCGATATTCCCCAGAACAGCGGCACGATCAAGCAGGTTGTCCAGATCGCCCAGTCGCAGTTCGGCGGCCAGATCGCGGTGGCGGTGCGGTCCCCGAGCGTCCGTCAACTCGTGATGCTGTATTCGGAGGCGACCGGCCAGAAGATGCCGATGTCGGCCACAACGCCATACGCGGGGAGCTTGGTGGAGCAGGGCGGCAAGCTCTATCAACAGGCCAGCTACCAGGATGGCCAGGCTCACGCATACGCCTCGAACATTCCGACGCTCGGCGGTATCGCGACCGGAACCTATCCCACTCCCGGTGGCCCGAACACGGCTGGCGGCAGCGGCGCGACCTACCTCTCGCTGAATATCAGCGGGAACGACGCCGCTAACTTCATGACCGGCCAGTTCGTCACGCCGCAGTTCGTGACCGACCAGGCGATGGCGGCGCAGTATTCGAGCTACGGCCGCACGCAGCAGTCGGCCAACATGCAGTTGCCCGGCTTGACGGTGGCGTGATTCAACGTGCCAGGCAACCTCGTACAATCCGCCCCCAATGGGGTGATGCCGGCGTCGCTCTGCACCGCGTTCACGGAGCTGCGGGAATACGCCCAACTCCAGAATCAGTATCACGACGGCACGATCCAGCGGTCGCAGCTTGCGCAGACCTCGCGCCGGACGTTCCGGCTCAGCAAACGATTGAGCGCGTCGGTGCTCTCGGCGCTGTACAGCTTCTGGGTATCGCAGACCGCCGGCCTGACCCCGTTCGCCTTCTACAATCCGTTCGATGTGGCGTCGGGCCAGCAGATTGGCAGCAACTACGATCCAACTGGGAACAGCACGCAAGGCCGCGTGACGGTCGCGTTCCGGGGCAACTGGGCGCAGGCCACGGATATCGCGCGGACCAATGTTCAGGGGCTGGAACTGGTGGAGGTGGCGTGATGCGGCAAAGCCTAAACGGCCAGATTGACTTCGTCATCCATATTGCTGTAAAAACAGTTATACAGCGATATGGCTAAAACTGTCGCATCAAGCACTGCTGCGCGGATCGGTGCCAAGAAGAAGGCAACGTTCAATCTGAATGCCGCCTTGCACCAGAGGCTCAAAATCGCTGCTGCGGTGTCCGGGCGCGAAATGAGTGACATCGTAGAAGAGGCACTGGAAACGCATCTTGATCAAATGGATAAGCAATTGAGGAAAAACGCGTGAACACGGGAGCGAGAGGTCCGAGCCGGGTCACCGTCGTTGACAGTAGCGGCGGAGGTGGATTTGCTGGGCCGTCATTTAGGTCACTGAGGCTTGGCCCAGAGGGGGAGCTGCTGGAACGCTTCTTGAGCGCACCGCTGTTTGATGTGCCTTCAGGATGTGAGGCGGTTGTCTTTCGGGAGCCCCGCCTGCCGTCCGGCTTTCCGGATCTGGTTATCGTGATTTGGGATCGGAAGAAGACCGCGCGATGGCTCCCAGCTCGGGAAGCATTAACTCGCGAGGATGTGCGGGTGGCCCATTACATGTACCACAAGGGAGCGTGTTCCGATAAGCAGCTAAAGGCTATCTTTACGGGTTCGGTGAGTAAGAACTTAGAGCGTCTGGACGCTGCCGGAGTTTTACGTGCCGATGGGGCGCGTTGGCACTTGCGGCCGATGGCGAACGTGTTCGCAGCGCGACAGATCATTGCGGTCGAGGCAAAAATCAGCGAGTGGAAAGTGGGACTGGAGCAGGCAGTGTTGAACACTTGGTTCGCTTCGGAGTCGTACATGCTCGTCCCGAATCTGTCGAGCCGGAGTTCATTGCTGGAGCGAGCAAAGGCGCTTGGTATCGGCGTCTGGGCGAACGATCATACTCCTGTTAAGCCCGAGAGAGCACAGCGCCTGCCACGTTCCTATGCGTCATGGTTGTTCAACGAGTGGGCTTGGCGCGTAAGCGCAGGAAGCAGAGTGAATGGCGAATGGTGTTCGGCTTGACACGGGTTGGGTCCAGGCACACTTCCCAGACCTAACAAATATCGCTGCCTTGAATTCGGGCGGCCAGAAAATCGTATTCGCGGCAACGCATCCAGTTGATGGTGACGTTGTCCTGAAGCTGATCAATCCAGACCAGCCGAATGAGACGACTGATCGTGAGGTCCTTGCTGTCCAAATAGTCCAGTCCCCGAGGGTTCCCCGCATCTTGGACCAGGGCCGGGTTCAGATTGCAACCGGGGAGCTTGTTTGGTTGCGAGAGCAACGCATCGACGGGGAGACGGTCAGGCAAGCCCTCACGGGCGGCGCATTTGATAAGCGAAAACTCTTGCGACTGGGGTTGCACGTCCTTGAGGCTCTGATAAAGGCAGAGGAAGCCCAAATCGTCCACCGGGATATCAAGCCAGACAACGTGATCATCGATGGAAGTGATGATTGTTGGCTGCTAGACTTTGGCATTGCGCGGCACCTCACGTTGAGGTCACTGACTGGCACGGGACAGATCTGGGGGAAGTTCACTCTCGGGTATTCACCGCCAGAACAAATGCGCAATCTCAAGCCTCAAATAGACTCGCGGGCGGACCTATTCGCTTTGGGAGTCACCCTTTACGAATGCGCCACGGGGCGGCACCCTTTCCGCCAGCCACCTGCCGGTGACCTTGAGATTCTCAAGCGGGTCGAGACTCTAACGTTGACCCCATTGAATTTGACTTTTTCAACCGCGACCGAGTTTCGCGATCTCGTGGACGCTATGACGCAGAAGAGGCGGGATCTGCGTCCAGCTTCGGTGAAGGAGGCGTTCGCGTGGATGCAGGAGATATGTACAAGAGAGCAGGCGTGAATGAATGGAGGTCTTTCTCCACGCTGGCATGGTCCTTCGGCGAAGGCGCCGCCGCTTTGAAATTCGAGGGGAGGAAAGTCTGATGCAGCTACACCTTCAATTCGGATACGGCATGATGGAACATTGCCGTTCGTTGATCTCGTTGTGGAACGGCGGGACGGCAATCCTTAGCCCGCGCGATCTCGATGATGAACAGCTAGAAAGACTAGCCGGGAGCATTAACGCATTGCCCGGTGGTGAGTGCTTGCTCGATCCGCAGTTCTATTTGCCACATGCGGACCACGAGCGGCTATGCTCTCACGATTACTGGCCAGCGGAATACGAAACGGGGGTGTTCTTTCAAGGGCCTGCGTTGACGAAGCTCCTGCGAAAGCTACGAGAGCTGAATGTTCGCCTCGGTTGCCGCGCGTTCATATTGCCCGGACTTCTGGCCGGCTCGGTTGACGACGACTGGCTAGCAACACAGCGAGCCATCATTGAAGAGGCACAGGCGAAGGAGAAGCAGCTTCCCCTAATCGCGACGATTGCGTTGTCGGCGGAAGCGGCGAAGGATGAAGATCAGATCGCGCTGCTGCTGGAGGCAGCAGAGCAGTGGACTGTCCAACGGTACTACGTTGTTTGCGAGCACCCGAACGGACAATACCTAGTCGCCGAACCGAACTGGGTAGCCAATGTCATTGATCTAGCTGCAGGGCTGCGCCTCCGAGGCGCCAGTGTTGTGTTGGGCTACTGCAATCACCAAATGTTAATTGCTGCCCTTGCGAAAGTGAACGCCATTGCCTCAGGTACGTGGATGAACGTTCGCTCATTTCCGCCGGACAAGTTCAAGGCTCCGTATGAGGATGAGATCAAGCAACGGGCCACTTGGTATTACTGCGCCCAAGCCCTTTCTGAATATAAGATACCCTACCTTGATATTGCGAGACGGCAGAAGGTTTTGCCTTTGATGGCTCCTCCGGCAGATCTTGATGGCGGATTTGTCACCGCGCTCTTTAGCGGAGTCCAACCGTCATCGGTGCCCTTCAGTGAACAGGCGGCGTTTCGGCATTATTTGCACTGCTTGCGCGGACAATGCCTAACGGCGACTGAGACGAGCTTCGATGCTGCCGTGGCTAGTCAGGAACAGTTGCTAGACAATGCAGAAGGCCTATTGCAACGCCTTGCGACGTCTGGAATCCGCGGTAACCTGCGCGATTTCGGGGAGATCGTTGAGGTAAATCGAGCAGCTTTGGTTCTCTTCAAGACTCTTCGTGGCGCGGTCTTGCGGCGGCGCTGGTCAACACTATAGGTATTCGTTGCGGTTGGCAACAAGCGCCGTTGGACGTCGCCACTCGCGCTGATCGGAGAAGGTGTTGGAAGATAGACGGCACCGGACGAGCTACCTCTCGGAGCACACGATTGAGTTCTACCTCGTGCCGCGATTCCGACAGACCCTAGCCGCAAAGTTCAGATCGACTCTCGCATTCTACTTCTGGGCATCGCGAGAGGGTTCAAGTGCATCCCGATCAGCTTGCGCTCCTGAACGAGTGCGGCTGGTTGCTGTTTACCCTCGCCGTCCCAAGCTCAGGGTCGACCGCGGAATGCCGGTCATGAAGGTCAACGCCGAACTGTTTCGTTGCGCCGCCGAGTTTCGGCGCGTCGGGGTCCCGGTGTTCGTAGGTTTCCCGCTGGTGAAATCGGTCTTCGAGTTTTCTGACGACGTCGAGTTCCTTTGGTTCGCTTTGCGCGGCGACGAAACTGAAGGAGATATTGAGGTCGAAATGAGAACAATCACGAACGGCCAATCCAGAACCCCTTCACTTCAGGGCCCGCTAAGCGGTCAGGATATTTGTCGGCTAGTCACGCAAGAGTCAGATCCTATGCCCTGGGACAGAGCAATCGAAGCCATTAATCATGTGCGCCGGCAGCACGCGGATAACGGGCTGTGGCCTCTAGGACGGGGCTATAAGCCTGTGTATTTTGTCGCGTGGTAGCTAATTATTTGTTCCCTCACGATCCAAGGAGCATCGCTTAAGCCCGTTCCCTTGGGAGTCGGGCAAGTAAATTCCTTGCGACCTCACCACGTTGATTTAACAAGTTAAGATCCGCGTTTTCAGTCACAGAGCCGGACATGCAAAGACCAGCCGTTGACGCGCTGGGCGTTAGCGCGTGGATGTTGATGTCCCCCATTACCTCAGTTCCGACAAAAAAATGTCAGACACCATCGGCCGCATCACCGTCCCAACGGTAATCAACTCCGGCCAGACATTCCCGCTCGCCACGCAGTACCCGTTCGGCTTCTCCGTCGAACGCCCGGTGATCGTGCATCGCTTCGGCAGCCTCGATGCCAAGCAGGAGCAGCGGTACTACGTCGGGATCGGCCCACGCAAGTTCCAGTTCAAGCACCAGAACCTGAACTGGGCCGAAACGAACCAGCTCAAGGCGTTCTGGGAAGCCATGCAGGGGCCGTGGAAAGCGTTCACCTACATCGTCCCCAACCCCGGCGGCACGACCACCGGCGTGCTGGTGACCTTCGAGCAGACGCCGATCTCGTTTGAATACCTGCGCAACGCGGTGCAGGTGGGACTGAACCTCATCGAGGTCGTAGATCCCACGCAATCCCCTGCGTACACGATCAACTCCACCTGCCTGCGGTTCCCCTCCAACGCCCTGTCTACCGCGCTGCTTTCCGAAGTCCAACAGATCATTCCGCTGGTGCACATTCGCGTCCGCGAATCTGCGGTCGCTGACATCTACGTCTCCGACCGTCGCGTCACGGTGGGCGGCCAGCTATACCTCCCGCGCCTGATCGGAATCGGCGAGCCTGGCTCCGACGTCCTGATTTCGCAGGACATCAAAGGCACCTCCGATAACGTCCGCTTCACCTTCGGCAACGGCGACCGCGTGATGACGCAACTCGCCAACGATACGGATCTTAAGTACGCCGAGATCGATCTCTGCCTCTTCCACTTGAATTCTGGGATTCTGCTGCAACTTTGGAAAGGCGTAATCCAGAGCTTCACCAGCGACGGCACGCCGATCTTTCCGGTCACCTGCTCCGACGGGTTCTTCCAGATCATGAACCAGTACCCGGAGCGGCAGCTCAGCCGCCAGTGCTGGAAGACCTACAACGACGGCGTGAACTGTCCGTGGGCCTCAAGGGGTCGCAGCGCCGCGGCGGTGACGGCGGCGGGCGGCGATCCCACGACGTGCGACTATTACCTCGAATCGACGAACGGCTGCCAGGTTCACGGCATGGCTCCCTATTTTGGCGGGCATCAGGCCGACCCGCAGGGCGTCGTCATCAAGGATGACTCCACCGGCTTCCTCGGCTTCGGCCGCAACACCGTCACCGCGACTTCGATCATCTCGGATACGATCTGGGGCTTGGCGCTGCCGGAGATCTGGTGCAACTCGGGCGGCAATCCGCTTTACGCGTTCATGGCCGCCGCGATGATGGTGGATTACCGCGATGAATCGGGCTACGCCGACTCGCTCGGTATCCTAAGCGCCGGACCTCTCGGTGGATTCACCCCTTCGGCTGTCGTCACGAATGCGGATGGCTACAAATACGTGGTGGCTCCGATGGTCGATGGCTACCTCTGGCAAGGACTGGCGGTCAACGGCAACCTGAACATCACGAAATACCAGCCGGGCATGGGGCTGCGCTTCGTCACCGGCAGCGACCCGGCGAACCCGAGCAGCGACTACTTCTCGCTCGGCCAGGGGTCGCCGCAAGTCTGGGAGCCGAATGTCTACGCGGCGGGCACGGCGGCGTGCGAGATTCGTATCGTCAAGTCCACCACGATTCAACCGAGCACCCCGGACCAGCACCAGATGACCGTCCCCATCGACTACGGGATGTGGGGCTGGACCTGGGACCAGAACGGCAACCGCGCCGGCGTCAAGGGACTGATCAATCCATTTTGGATTGCGGTCAACATGCTGCTGCGCGCGATGGGTTTGTATGGCGATCCGTCCACGGGATCGAATCCCGCCGGCGGAAGCGGTCCCACGTCGTTCGCGCAACTCGCCACGTTCGCGCTGCCGTCGCTGATAGTGGGCGACGGAAGTGGCGCGGCAGAGATCGCCGCGGCGCAGGTCACTCCGATCCTGGGCGTCACGTCGCCAATCGTGAACTATGCTCTCACGACGGCTGGGGAGGCGCTCACCGCTCCACAGATCAACCTTAACCCGGACGGAAGCTACTCATTCTCGTATTGGACGAGCCCGCCCCCGCCGCCCCCGGAGGGGAGCGGAGTGCAAACCACCATGTCGATTGCGCAGGCGCTCTCGCTTGGGTATGTCACGGAGACCAGCGTCCAGGGCACCGAAACCCAGTTCCAATTCCAGGGCGTCATCAGCAGCCAGAAGCCGTTCCGCGACTGGATCACCGAGGTGCTCAACTGCTGCCTGGGCTTCTACACCTGGGAATTCGGGAAGCTGAAGGTCGGCTGCCGGATCAACGCCAGCGCGGTGGATGCGTACACGCTGGCGAACTCTCTGTTTCAAACTCTGCGGCTGACGCCGATCCAGTCTGGTTTCGAGCACCTGGTGCTTTCGTTCGCCGATGTTGCCTATCAGTACCAGGCGAACACGGCTGATTATTGCGACAAGAGCCACGCGGCTTACTACGGGCGCGCCGGATCTCCGCTCACGAGCCAGATGCACTCGGTGGGCTGTTCGTCACTCAGCCAGGCGCTGCGGATAGCAGCCACCCGCACACGCGAAGAAATCGGCGGCGTGACTCCCGCGGAATGGCGCGACGCGCGGACGGCGGCGTGGCAGACGACACTGCTCGGCCTCGGCAACGAGGTCGGGCAAGTTGTGTCGATGACCCATCCGGATATTCCCGGCCTTCATGGCACATGCAACGTCTCCGGCAGCACAGCAACGTGGGTAAGCGGCGATCCGTGGACCTATGCTGGAACTGCCGCCGGGAATCCGGAATTGGTCAACAAGGAAATCGTGATCGGCGGCGCGCAGGTGACGATCACCGCCGTCGGCGGCGACGGTTCCACGATCACCACGTCGCCAGCGCCTCCATCCGGGAGCGGGCTTTCGTTCCAGGTCATCACGATGGGCTTCCGCATTCAGCGATGGAGCCTGAAGAAGGACTGGTCGGTGCAGATCGAGGGGCAGACTGTCACGGACTCGATGTACGACCTGGACGTTGGCCCGAAACCGATGGACGTGGTTCCCGCGCCCCTGCCAGCCCTGTATTATGCGATCCCGCTCGGCCCCGCGTGGGCACCGTACCAGGTGCAGGCGGCGGCGAATGACGCGCTGTTTCCGGACGAATGGACCTTCGATACCGACCAGTCCTACGCGCAGATGGCCGACGGCAGCATGCTTGCGAACCTGGTGGTGACCGGGAAGCTGCCGGTGAATGAGTTCAGCGCCACCGGCGCGGGTGCGCCCGGAATTGGATCGGTCTCGCAGTCAGCGACGGGCGGATCATTGCCGGCCAACGCGACGCTGCGCGTGGCTATCTGCGCAATCGACTCAAGCGGGCTTCCTTCGGCCCCGTCGAATATCGCCATCATCGGAACCTCGACCTCTGGAACGGACACGTTCACATTGGAAGGCATCACCTGGCCGGCGGTCGCGGGTCTCGCTTCTTACGCACTATTCGTCGCGACTCAGGACGATCTGATCTGCGCGCAGGCCACCGGAACGCTGACGGCGGGCGCAAACAACACCTACGCGCCCGGCTCGATCACGTTCGGCGGGCCGCTGGTGCGCTCGACCTGGGCCCTGCCGTCGCCATACGTCAGCAAGATCCGCGTGAAGGCCAAGCACCTCAGACACAGCGGAATTATCGGCGATTCCGTCTGGAGTGTTGCTCCCGGCCAGCTTGTGGTCGGATCGTTTCAAGAACCGCCGCCCTCGACGAACCCAAGTTGGACGCCAGTTGGCCGCTTCATCTCGGTCATCGGGCGGCCGGAAGGCGCGACGCCGTTCTTCAGCGGGAAGGTCACTTCATGGGACCAGACAACCGGCACCGTTGGTGTCAGTCCGGACCCCAACGGAACCGTCCAAGCGGGCGATTGCATTGCCCTGCGTTTCAATGCGGACGCCTCGAACGCCAGCAACCCGACCTCGATCACGGATTCCGGTTGGCTAAGCGCGGTTTACCCCAACGGCATGACGCCCGGCGCGGAGGTCGGGAACCTGATCCGCGTAATTCAGGGCGCGTCGCGCGGGACGCCGCCGCGGAAGATCACCGCCAACACGGCGACCGCCATTACGTGGGATCTTCCGATGATCATCAACTCCGGCGATGTGTGGATTATCGAGGAGCCGACGTGGCCCTATTCCTGCGACACGACCTCGTTCGATAACGGCAACCCGCTGGCTGTGACCACGATCAACATGCCCACCGGCAATTTCGTGGACGAGACACTGCTGATCGCCGGTTTCACGGTGGACGTGAACGGCAACGAGTCTCCGGACGGCGACCAGCCGATTCGCGAGGACTGGATCTTCGGCGCGGAGGGACTCTCCAAGGTCGCCGGCCTGGTTTTCCAGATGCAGGGCACGTTGGGCATCGAATCCAATGCGGCGCAGCCGCTCTACCTGAATGGTCCGGTCACTGTGGGCGACGTCAAGGCCTACGTGCAGGCGCCACCGACCGGCTCGGGCATCAAATTGACGATCTATGTAGGCGGCGCGGCCTGGCTATCACTGACGATTTCCGCTGGCCAGACGACGGTAGTTGCCACAACATCGCAGATCAAGGCTCTTACCCAGATCCCGGCCAACACGGCGGTTTCCATCGGAATCACTGCGGTGGGGACCACGTTTCCTGGCTCAGACCTTTCGGTTTTCATCTACTCGTAAAACGGCGAGCTTCAAATATGACAATCAAAGAGACGCGAATCATTCTGCTGCTACTGGCAGCGGCAAGCGCGGCCGCGCAGACGACCGCGGTGACTGGTACGATCACCGATCCCGCCGGTGATCTGCTTTCCGGATCGTGCTCGATCCAGGCCGTTGGGCCATTCAGCGCAGCGACTGGCTGGCGCGTCACGGGCGCGCCCATGGTGGTGCCGTTCTCCGGCGGCTCATTCTCCGCAGCCCTGGCGCCCACGGACAGCGCCACGCCATCCGGCCAATACTACAGAGTGACATGCTCCGTGCCGAACCAGAGCGTCAGCGGGCGAACGGTAGGCCCGTATTCGTGGGGACCACGCTACTGGCTCGTGCCCACCAATACCACTGCCCTGGACATTGGCACGGTTGAGATAACCTCGCCGCCGCCGAGCCCGTCGTGGAAAGTCCTATGGCCGCAGATGGACCAGGGCGGCGCGGCCCTCGGGCAGGTCCCGCAGTGGAATGGGTCGAGTTGGATGCCATCGAACATCAACGTATCCGGCGGTGGGGGTGCTGTGAGCAGCGTGTTCGGACGCATCGGTGCTGTGGTGGCGCAATCCGGCGATTACACAACAACGCAGGTGCCTGAAGGAACAAACCAGTACTTCACCAACGCGCGGGCACTGAGCGCGCTGTCCGGACTCTACGAAAGTCCGCTGACATTCTCAGCGCCGCTCTCACGGGCGGGTAACACGATTACATGCCCGCTGTGCGGGGCTGGCGCAACGCTCAACGGCGACGTGACTGGCCCTACGACTGCGAATACGGTAGCAGGGCTGCAAGGCCGCGCACTGGCGGCAACGGCTCCGGCGGATGCCCAGTATCTCGGCTGGAGCGCGTCGGCAAGCAAATGGCAGCCGATCACACTGCCACCGGCGACAGTACTAAGCGTATTCGGGCGGACGGGTGCGGTGAACGCACAGGCCGGAGATTATGCTTTCTCTCAGATCTCCGGGGCCGCCGCATGGGGCCAGTTGCCGGCGGGCGTGGCGAACGTCACCAACAACCTGACCGACATGACGGATCGTGGCGCGGCGCTTCAAAACCTCTACTTCCAGGCGAACGGAACGGGTGCGGTGAATCGTGGTGCGCGCGACAAGCTGCGAGATTTCGTGCACGTCAGAGACTTCGGCGCTCTCGGCGATGGCGCGACCGACGACTCGGCGGCATTCACGGCCGCGTTGGCTTCGGGGGCGAAGGAAGTGCGCGCCGACGGTGGGAACTACGTGCTGGCATCTGTCGTTACGATTCCGAAGGGCGAGGCGCTATACTTCGGAGCCGGGACGCACACGGTCGCCGGCATCCTTTTCAGCGATTCGACGACCGATGCGACCGGCGTCGGCAAGCTCTATTGTGCCGGCTCGGGCCTGACTACAATCCGGCTGGCAAACGGATCTAACCGCGACCTCGTTTCGCAGGTCAACTTCTCCTCTCTCGCCGGGGCCAACAGTCCATACGGCCTTTTCCGCAGCGAGATTAGCGGCTGCACGTTCGATGCGAACAAGTCGGGACAGGCGGCAGTAAGCTACGGTATCCGCCTGTACGGGCATGGCTTGTATCTGCACGATGTTACCGTGCAAAACGCGTACTCGGATGGCATCTACACCGAGTGGGGTATCGATTCGACGTACGCGTCGCCGAATACGGACCTGGAAGGCTACTTCACCGAGATCCGGTCGATGTTCAATGGCAGCAATGGGTGGACGTTCCGGGGGCCGCACGATTCGACGTTCACGAACGTGGTGCTGTACAAGAACGGAGGATGGGGCTTGCGCGTTGAGACTTCGGCGGCCTACAACGGGAATGGCCACATCTCGAATCTCAACACGTACCTGAATTCGAACGGCGGGATCTATTCGAACTCCTCGTTCGACGGCACGCAGGTGGAAGCGACGTCGTCGGTCGGGTGGGGCATGTTGATCGACACAGGATCGGGTACGCATAATCTGCACGCATCGCAGTTCGCCGGTCCCATCGCCCTGGAGATCAGAGCACCGGCGCAATTCATTTCGGGCAACGTGGTCAACTCGACAGCTGCCGCGATCAAACTGAACGGCGGAAGCTGCAACTGTACAGCGACGATGGTGAACAACACCGGGTATCAGATCGACTATACGAGCGCAGTCGGGGCATCCATTTTCTTTGTGGAGTCGCCAAATGCGATTCCAGGCACGATGTTCCACAACACTCCGTCGCAGGCCGACTTCATCTTCTTGGCGTTCGGTGGCAGTGGGGCGACGAACCGGTACGTGGCGCTGCCCTATGGGACGGTGCATGTGGCTGGATGGTCGCCGCAGTTCCCCCAATCGAATGCCGTGATGGCAGTGATTAACGATGGCTCCCAAGTTGGAAACATCACCGCCACATCGTTCATCGGTTCGCCGAGTCTCACGCCCGTCAGCTTCGGGAACTTGGGTACGACCAACAACTCGCTCGTGTACTGCACCGACTGTGGGAGCAACGCGAAGCCGTGCGCTGGCGGCGGCAGCGGGTCGCTGGCGTTCCGCAATAACGGTGTCTGGGAGTGCCTTTCCAAGTAGCGACGCGATGCCAGACGCCATTTACAAGCTACAACCGCATCGCACGATGCACTTGCAGGGCTTTGACGACTATGGCGCGGCGGCTGCCCTGTGGGGCGCTTCCGACACCGGCTTCACCGTGTCCGGTGTGTTCCGCGACCTGGCCGACTTCGCCGTGCTGGTACTATTCCAGAAAGACGATCCGTTCGGTCACCCGCTGTTCTCCTATCTGCCGGATGGCGATCTGACGGGCCTCGTTCTCGATTTCGACGTCACCTGGCAGGGCATTCAATCCTGGGAGTCGCTCAAGAACCCGTGGACCGACTGGAACACGCTCGACTACTCCATCAACGGGGTCGGCCACAACGACGTGAAGTGGTTCGGCTCGTCCGGAATCACGGTCACCTGCAATACGACAGGCCGCACCGGCGCGTCGGCCACCTTCACACTCAACCTGAACAGCCCGCAGCCCGGCGACAAGGTCACGCTGTGGTATCAGAACCAATCCTTCACCAGCCCCGCGATTTCTGCGTCGCATGCGACGACCGATCAGGCCATGTGGTGGCAGGGCAACGCCGCGTATAACCACTCGGTCACAATCGGGTCGGCCATGTACTCCTGCCTGGAAGATTCGCTGAACAGCGCCGGCGTGGCGGTCAACATCGCCGGCCAGATCAACGCCTCCGATCCGAATTGCACGGCCACCACGGGCGGGGCCTATGGCAACGAGATCTTTATCACGTTGAAAAGTGGAATCTCCGGGCCGGTGGCGGTTTCGAGTTCGGACGGTTCAGCCGCGGACACGCTTACGCAGACAACCGCCGCGTCCATCCTGCAGTCCATTGCCCAGCAGATCAACACCGTCAATTGGGTGCTGAACGGCCCCGCCGTGCTCGCTGCCACCGTAGTGTCGCCGAACCAGTTGGTGATCACAGCAACGCCGGGCGCCGACGGCAACATGGTGGCGTTCTACCAGACTGACAACAACAGCAGCAGCCGTCTGTACTTCACCGCCACCAACTGGAACTTATCCGGCGGCTCCTCGGACAACGTGTCCTGGCACGTTCACATCGACTTTACGGCGCTCGGTTGGAGCAGCGTGGACAAGGTCTGGTGGACCATCGCGCCCGCGCTCCCGAACAGCCAGGCTTACCAGTCAACTGAGTGGCAGATGGTCGTCACCAACTGGACGGTGACCTGCACGTCCGGCGAGCAAACGGGCGCTCAAGGTGGCCGGGCCGGGATCGGTACGCATCGAAGAAGACAGTACGTGGGTCAGCACTTCCGGATACTGGGAGGCTGCCCCCGGCAACGATCCCGTGAACGGCGCGTTCGCCTTCTGGAGCCAGGGACGGGCGATCCGGGCGGCGGCTTCCGGTGCCAGCGTCACCATCGAGACGCACTGCCAGTTCACGCACGACATCTACGTCGGCACACGCCTCGATACCACCTGCGGAATCGTAACCGCAACGCTCGACGGCGGCGCGCCGGTGACGCTCGACTGCTACTATCCCACCGCCACCACTTCGCAGACGCGGCGCTTGCTCTTCTCCGGCGTCTGCTGCCGGCCAGCACGAGGTCGTGATCACGATCACTGGCAATAAGAACGCGTCGAGCCAGGGCTGGTATTTCTATTTCGACTTCCTCGAATGCGCGGTGGCGAGCGACGTTCCCGATCCGGTTGCGACGACTACCGCCGTTGCGGTCGCGACCGACTTCGACACGGACAACACTTACAAGTTGTCGCCCGAGAGGCTGATCTGGAATATTCAGAAGCTCGGGCTGCTGGGCGAGATCGACCACTACTGCGGCGTCTTCTGGTGGAAACAATCGGTCGCGTCCAATCCCGCGTATCCCACATGCACGGTCACGTTCTCCGGCAACTGGAACGAACAGGATGTCGTTTGGCTGTACATCGGCGGCTCTGCGATCGGCAAAACGGTGTTCGGCGGGCAGGACAACAGCAACACCATAGCCCGGCACTTCGCCAACTTCATCAACGCGATCTTCGACGGCGTCTGGGCCACGGCCTCCGGCAGCGTCCTCACGATCACTTCCCATTCGTTCGGCAGCGTGTGGCAGTACCACGTGTACACGGCACTGCCCGCCTCGAACACTGGCAGCGGCCAGGCCACGGTGACCGGAGATCTTCAGGGCGGAACCTACGGTGTGACGTGGGTGATCGACCCAACCCAGACGCCGGTGCTCAACCGGGCGTTCCGCGACTGGAGCACGGACTTCTTCAATCAACTCAAGGCGAACAACATGAGCGCCGTCTGCTCGTTTTCGCAGGAACTGGTGCAGCCGCCGGACAATCCCGCCGGCGGTGCGGTGTGGATTCAACGCTTCCCCGACGGCACGGCGGTCGAGACTGCCACCGGCTTCGGGACGCTGAACAGTTCGCAGATTGCCTTCAGTTCCGGGCCGCAGAACTACATGGCGCAGGCGCATGCCGCGATGGCGGGCCTGATGCTGGCGGCGGGACTGACGCCCAAACTCCAGTTTGGCGAAATCCTCTGGTGGTTCCAGGCGAACGCATCCGGCATGGCGTTCTGCGACGCGGATACCCAGGCCGCGGCCCAGGTCGGCGCTCGGCCGCGCGCTGGCGACCTTCCACACGCCCAATGACGATCCCTCGGTCAACAGCTACGCCGACGCGAACTTCCTCCGGACGCGCCTGTACAACTACGTGGCTGCGATCCAGAGCCTACGTTCTGTCGCAGTGCCCCTCTGCCGTGTTCGAACTGCTGTGGCCGATGGACGTGAACGACCCGGACAACTGCAAGCTGATGCGGTACATCAACCTGCCATCGCAATGGACGACGCGCGCGGGATCGGGCTTCGACACGTTCCTGATCGAGGGTTATCAGTATCCGGGGATCAACCACAATCTGGACCAGGCGACCCGTTGCGCGCAATACCCGTGGACGGAACTCGCCTGGGACCAGGCCCACTGCCGCTACCTGATGGGCCTTTACTACGCCACGTGGCCGTGGATGCGCGAGTTCGTGAACGTCAACCGCCTCGGGCTGCCGGTCATCAAGCTCTGGGCTTACGACCACGTGTGCCTGTTCGGATGGCCGCTCCCGCTGCCCACGAGCGACGAAACCTCGTTTATCTATTGAAGTCTGCCAGCAAGCAGGGCAACGATCCGAAGAACTAATACGCCCCCAAGCGCGGGCGTCGCAGACGACGCTCATCGCGGCCGGGATCGCCGGCGCGCGCTCGTGATCTCCGCGAAAAGCGCGATGTCATTATCCTCCACCCACCTCCCGCAACCGTAGTCCCACCTCAGACACGGCGAATCGCCACGTCACTGCATTGACCTTGGCCGTCACCGATTCCAGTCGTCCTTCTCCAATCGCTCTTGCCGTTCCCCCAATTCACCCAACTCGGCTGAACGTATTACCCGCGACGCCTTAGGCAATGCCCAGGTTGGTCGGGCTCCATCGCGTTCTGCTAATCTAGCCTGCAAGCCACCAAGTCCCTCTTTGATTCACGAGGGCGAAGGCTGGAAACGTACCCAGCAGCGGCGGCTCCATGCAGAGAATCGCCGAGGGAGCGATGCCGAGCCAACTTCCGGAAGACGCGCGGCGAAGACTCGAAGCAGGCCAGAGCGACTTGCGCGACCGCTGCTGGCACAACGTGCAGCGACTCCACAAGTGGTCGGGCAAGTTGGAGCGGGAGGGTCCTTCCGGCGAGGACGCCGCCTACTACGAGTCAATGGGGCCGCGTTCGCTGTTTCTCGGCCCGATTGTGTGGGACGGGCCGACGGATAAGCGAAAGTTGGGCTGGGACGAGATTACGGCCGCCCTCCGTGCGAAGGTCCGCGATCTATTGGAGCGCTACGCACGCGAACTCGCAGCGTTGGCCGGTGGGGAGTGGTGGTCCCTGGGGTTGACGCGCTCGGAATTCGAGTCGCGGATGGCTGCAGTTCTCCAGTCCGTTCTCGCTGACCTGAAAGATGTCGCGAGGGACGCGGACTCGGATCTCGGCCTAGGCCTGGAGATCGAGCCACTGGTGGCGGACCTGAATACTGGCCTTCAGGCGTGGTGCGATGACTACATTGAGCGGTATGGCGCACGAGTCGGGCTCTACGGAACGGCACAAACCAGCAACGACGCGCCACCTGGCGCCGGGCAGGCAGGCGCATCGTCTCTGAAAGATAGATTGCGCATCACCTCGATTGACGGTTCGGTTCGGTGGATCAATCCTGAGGGCTCCGATCCTGACGCGAGTATTTGGACGCCCGAAGACGAGAAGCGAATCTCAGCATGCGTGTTCGACGGCCGGGCGGCAGTTAGAAGCGAACTGGAACGGATCTTCTCCGGAAAAGAGTGGCCCGCGCTGGCGGCTCTCATCGAACCCTTCCGGCGCTATGCGGTCGCGGTCTTTGATGTTTACGCCTCAGCCTATGGCCATGTGGCACGAACGGTGGCGGCCTACCAGGAAGCACTCGATCAATTACTGCTCCCGATGGTGCTCAGGGATCTCTTCGGTCGCGAGTGGGACCGCTGCCCCGGCGAGAAGGTAATACGGATGCTCTGGCAAGATGGGCCGGACGGAAAACCCGAGGGCAGAGAGGTTTCCGTAGTGGCGGGAAATGACCCGGACCCGACCTGTGTCTTCTACGATTTGCTGAGCAATGCAATTGAACACCGATTCCGTTTCTTTGAACCGTTGCCGCCGCCCGCGCCTGGGGAGCCGCCGGGTATCAATCTGACGAATCTGGAATGGTGGCAGTACATCGGGCTGAGCGAACGGCACAGTCTCGCGATGGCTATCAAGCCATACATTGAAGACCGAGTTGCGCACTGGCGATTCATTTACTCTCCGACCGCGCCACCAGACTCCGATAACACGCGCGGCGAAGCGCAGAGCGATGTGGCGCAACAGCCGGAGCATCCAGACTCGGGAGCGGTCAGGCCCCCAGCGTCAATGGCTGCTCGGGTGTCATCGTCAAGCGGCGCGAGCGCGATGGATTCGCCAACCAGGGTCAAATTCGAAGCTGGGCTGGCGCTTGCCGAGGTGACGTTGGCTCAGGATTTAAAAGACCTCGGACCAAGCTTGGAGATTGCGCGAAAGTACGTCACCAGCGCGACGCTGGCTTTAGCCCGGTGTATTCTGACTCCGCATTGCGAGGAGCCATACGAGGCAATCCGGCGGGCCTACGATTTCGCAGAGTGGTTCGCCGCGGAAACAATGAAGACGGCATGGGTCTGGCTGTGCGTCTTCTCAGAGATGGACACGTCGGGGAAATTGGAAAAGTACAAACGCGAGGGAAGGACGGAGGACGGCGCGCCCAAGGGAATGACCGAAGCTGAACTGCGCGAATGGCATGGATGCCTCTCCGGGGTCGCCCAGGAGGCCCTCGATGAGTTCGTCCCTGAGTTCTGGAAGGAACGGCTCAAGTACTTCTCGGGTATTGCCGGCGTAGGCGCGCCGACCGAATCTGAAACTCCGAGAGCAACTGAGGACCGCCAGGACCCTGTCGCGTCGGTACAAGAACCGTCTGATTCCAAGCCGCGACCGGGCAAGGAGCGGAAAGGCGACGCCTCGTTGCTGGCGGGCAAGCACGCGGTCAACTTTAAGATAGCAGAGCAGTACCTTGGCCTCACGGAGCGCCAACGGCAGAATCTCGTTAAGGACCAGATACTGATCGTTGAAGGAAAGGGTCAGAACAAGAAAATCACGACAGATTCCCTCAGAGCTTACCTGCCGTCAGAAAACCCGAACTAACCCGAAGCCACCCGAAACGAACCGAAGCGCTTCGCAATTTATCTCGTTTTAAATCAGACTGTTAGCAGCTATTCTCAACTCGTAGCCCGAAATATCAATCAGGGAGTACGCGATGGGAATGGGTCACAACGAGCACCTCTTCGATGAGCACGACCTTGCGCGAATCACCAAGCGGAGTGTCGCGTCTGTGCGAAGGGACCGACTTCTAAAGAAAGGATGCCCCTACATCAAGATCGGTTCGTCCGTCCGGTACCTGCCATCGGATGTCGAAGCGTGGTTGGAGTCTTTACCTAGCCGGGGCAGGCACCAGGAACTGGCCGCCTCCAAGAGTTGAGCGCATGACGCCGCTCAACTTTCTCAACCTCCTCTGGCAGCTCAAACCCGAGGAGATGTTCGTCCTGATCTGGACGCTGCACGATAAATGTTCCCACTGGTTCCGCGACGTCGCCGCGGCTGCGGAGTTCGTGGTTAAGGCGCGCGGCCTGGACGTGTATGTGGGAGTGGGCCTGTCGAGAGCCGACCGCGGGCCGACGCACCGCTGCGTGTCAGACGATGTCGCCGGAATTAGCGGCTTCTGGGCCGACCTCGATTTGAAGTCGGAGGCGCACACAAAGGCGCTCCCCGCGACCATCGCGGAGGCGATCTCCATCATCCCCGAGTGCATGTCGCCCACCGTGGTGATCGCGACCGGCAACGGTGCGCACGCCTGGTGGCTCTTCAAAGAGCCGTACGTCTTCGATGACGCCGAGGATCGGAAGGACACGGCACTGCTCGTGTCCCGGTGGCAGACTCTACTGCGGCTGCGCGCGTCGCAGCGTGGCTGGGCCTTCGACCGCTTGTCGGATTTGGCGCGCGTGTTGCGGATTCCCGGCACGGCGAACATGAAGGACCCGCACAATCCGAAGTCCGTCACTCTCCACTCGACAACGGACAGGCGATACAACATCTCTGATTTCCGCGATTACGTTGACGACGTAGCGGTTCCCGATCCAGAAGCGGAGGAGAAGGCGACGCGCGAGTGGGCCGAGCGGTTCGCGGACAAGTCCCTGGTCATTAATATCGACGCGCGCATTCCCCAGGAATTGCTTGACGGCTGGGTGGCCAAAGACCTTCGGTTCAAGAACACCTGGCTGCGCCAGCGACACGACCTGAAGGACCAGAGCCAGAGCGGGTATGATATGGCGCTGGCGGCTTTTGGTGCCCAGGCCGGTCTGGCCGAGCAGCAGATCGTTGACCTGATCGTCCACCACCGCAGCCTGTACGCAAGGTCGCAGCGTACACGCCTGGACTACTTCCAACGGACCATCGCGAAGGCATTCCGGCCCAGTTTGGGCCCGGACGCACCCATGGTTCTGCTTGGCGCGTCGCCGCTTTCGGCCACGACCGGTCCGGCTGCGCCACAGGGCGCGCCCGTTGCGCCGGGTGCAGGTGGATCGACTAATAGTGCCACCCTCGATCCGGCCGGCGCCAAGGCGCTACTGTGCGAACGAATCTCCGCGGTGCTGGGCGTCCGGGTCTGTCGCCTTGTGAAGTTCGCCGGCAAGGAGCCGACCTACCACATGGAATTGGAGGACGGGAAAACCGAGTTCCTCAGCGTCCGGAAGTTGATGTCGCAGAGTGCCGTGCGGGAAGAGATCGCCGCCTCGACGGGCAAGATCATCCGGAAGTTCAAGGGCAAGGATTGGGACCAACTGGCGCAGGCGATGCTGGACGCCTGCATCATCGAACAGGGCGGCGAGGAGAACGAGTGGGAAGGCGCGGCGCGCATGTACGTTGCGCAGTACCTTTCCGAAACCGGCTTCATCGACACCATCGAAGGGCAACCGGTTCAGAGCCAGCGGAAGCCCATCGTGCTGGACGGCAAGGTGGCCATCTGTGCCAGCGACATCCAGATGTACATCAACAAAACCATGCTCCAGATGCTTTCGGTCAAGGCGGTCGCCTCGATGCTCGGCGCACTGGGCGGAAAGAGCATTCGCGTTCGCGGCCAGAAGTTCAAAGAACAGGGCCGGTGGGTGCTGCCGTTGGATCAGTTCGATCCCGCTGAATACTCGCCGGGTAAGAGGGAGGAGCACACCAGTGATGCCATCTGAGGAACAGGCCACCGGGACGCTTGAGGAGATCGGGCAACGCGACCACAGCGTCACAGCCGAATACCGAATCTTCGGCGCTCCAGGGTGCGGCAAGACTACGAACATCACCCGTCAGGTCAAGCGCGCGGTCGAGAAGCACGGTGCGGACGCGGTGCTGGTGACGAGCTACTCGCGCACGGCGGCCGCGGAACTGGCTGGCCGCGACTTGCCTATCGCTTCTGACCGGGTCGGCACGCTGCACTCGCACTGCTACCACGCGCTCGGCAGACCGGTGATCGCGGAGTCATGCGTAGACGAGTGGAATAGAGACAACCCGCACCTGGCCATCACCCCTGCCAAGAAACAGGTCAGGCTCGAAAGCGAAGGTGCCGGAGCGGAAGACGACACCGAGTTGGCCAAGAACGGAGATGAGATCCTTCGTGAGTTGAGCCGCATGCGCGGTCTGATGATCCCGCAGAACCGCTGGCCCATCGTGCTGAGCCAGTTCAAACAGAAGTGGACGGCGTACAAGCACGCACTTGGTCTGCTCGACTTCACCGATCTGATCGAGACATGCTACCGGGACGTCTCTGCCGCGCCCAGGCACCCGGCGGTCATCTTCGCGGACGAGGCACAGGACCTCAACCGGATGCAGTTGACGCTCATCCGGAAATGGGGCGACTGCGCGAACTACTTCATTCTTGCGGGTGACGACGACCAGACCATCTTTTCGTTCACGGGCGCTTCCCCGGACGCTATCCTCGATCCGGATATTCCCGAGGACCACAAGATCATCCTCAAACAGTCGCATCGGGTTCCACGCGCCGTCCACCAGCTCGCCAACGATCTGATCCATCGGGTCACGAGACGCCAGGAAAAGGTCTACCTACCGCGACCAGAAGACGGCGCGGTACAGCGGCTCTCGCGTGGCACTCATAAGTCGCCGGAGTATTTCATCCTCAAGAGCGCCATGGAGCATCTGGAGCATGGAAAGACGGTGATGTTCCTCGCGTCCTGCTCGTACATGCTCCACCCGTTGGTCGCGATTCTGCGCAAGAATGGCATCCCGTTCCACAACCCGTACCGCAAGACGAACGGATTCTGGAATCCGCTGCGGATCGGCACGAAGGGGTCGAGCGCCAACCGCATCCTCTCCCTGCTGGTGGCCCACCCGGATTTCGGCGATGGCCATCGGGCGTGGACGAAGGGCGACTTGGCTTTGTGGAGCGAGTGGCTGGAGTCGGAGGGCATTCTGAAGAGCGGCGCCAAAGAGATAATCAAGACGCTCCCCGGCTCCCCCCTGGTGACCATGGAGCATCTGCAGACGATCTTCGAATCGGGGGCGCTCGAATCCTTGCTGGCAGCATGGCATGGCGATTACCGTGCGCTGCTCGATTGGTGGCGAACCCGAGCCACTGCGGACGTCCGCAATCGCATTCGGTTTCCGGCAGACGTTGCCGCCGCGCATGGGCCGCGCGCGCTCATGGATTTGCCCAAAGTGGTGGTCGGGACCATCCACTCGGTCAAGGGCGGCCAAGCCGATGTGGTCTATCTCTTTCCGGATCTCAGCCAGGCCGGGGATGCTCAATACAACCGGGGCGGCGCGGCGCGCGATTCTGTGATTCGAGTCTTCTATGTGGGGCTAACCAGAGCGCGCGAAGCGCTTTACATCTGTCAGCGAGAAACCGGCATGGCGGTGACGATATGAGCGGTCGAATGACGATTCCGGAAATTGCGGCGCGGCTCTCGATTGGCCGGGACGCGGTGTATCAGATGTTGGAACGGGGCATCATTCCGGCGGTCCGGCTGGAACGGAAATGGATCATCACCCGGTACGCCTTCGAGCAGTGGGAGAAGACGTGCGGATCGGTGTCTGGCGCGCCTGGACTTCTCAGCCAACACAGAGGCAACATTCACTGAGGTTGTAATGCCAGTCTCCAAATACAAATATGATTCAGGGCGAGTGGTGTGGCGATACCAGTTCACGCTGGGCGCCACCCGCAAGGATCAGAAACTGATCCAGCAAATGGGATTTGCTACCAAACAGGAGGCGATGGCCGCCGAGGCGACGCGGCGCGCCGAGGAGCAGACGCGCAGGGCCGCCACCGGCGGTGTGGCCGCGGCGCTGCCGACGACATTGGCGATGCTCCTGGCGGAGTTCATGAAGCAGTACGCTGAGGAGAATCTAGCCCCAAAAACCATTGAGCGATATTACGAGATGGGAACTTACCTCTCGGCGGAGTTGCTCGGCATGAACATCGTCGAGATCACCCCGCTCCATTGCAGCCGCGAGTGGGCGCGCTTACTGAAGTCGGGCGGCCACACTCGCCGAACCAAGGAGGCCCGCCCGATGAAGCCGAGGACGGTGCGCAACATCGCCGGCCTGGTGTCCTCCGCATATTTCCGCGCAATTAAGTGGGGGCTGGCCACCGTGAATCCGGTAACCCATAGCGACCTTCCAAAAGTGAGAAAACGCGCCGGGCTGGCGCTGCTTCCGACCGAACAGGAAATGCTGACGGCTTGCTCGTCGGGCCCCTGGTGCCTCAAGACGTTCCTGGAGATGTGCGTGGCCACCGGATGCCGTCGCGGCGAGGTGCTGGCACTGCGCTGGTCGGACATCCGCAACAACAAGGTCTTCGTGGATCGTTCACTTTGTCAGACGAGGGACGGGCTGGTTTATAAGACCACAAAGACGGAGGAGCCCCGCGACATTGCACTGCCGCCGGGAACGGCTGAGGTCCTCGAAGCGCACCGGTTGTGCCAGGATAAGTTCCGCCGGCAGTTCGGCCCGGACTACCGCGCCGACCTGGACCTGATCTTCGCCAACCCGGACGGCACGGAATTGAAGCCGGATTCGATTTCCGCGACGGTGTCGCGGATCTGCCGGCGGTTGGGCCTGCCCAAGGGATCGTCGTTGCACACCGTGCGCCACAGCCACGCGAGCATCCTGCTCGAAAAGGGCGTGGCCCTTACCACCGTCTCGGAGCGTATGGGCCACTCGTCGGTGCGCACCACTGCGGACATCTACAGCCACGCGCTCCGTGGCAAGGACGAGGAGGCGGCCGAGATATTCGGCAAGGTCATGCAATCCGCTCGGGAGGCAAGCAGATCGAAGGTCGTCAACTAA